ACGAGTGTTGTGCCGTCAGCGCCTACACCCAGCGTACCAACCGTGCTGGCACCAGTACCTACTGCAAGGTCACCCTTGGCTGTGTAAGTAGATAGTGGCACGGCATTGGCAACACTGAATGCTGTGAAGGCTAAGACAACTAGAACGTCGTTAGCAACTAAGGCGGTAAGTCCTGTAATGCTTGAGCCAGTTGAGGCAGTGTAGTCAACACCGCGTACAAGGAGCACGCCGTTGACATATACTTGTTCAAAGCCTACTGCGTAAGCAAGGGTTGCGCTGTTGTCATCAGCACCGGACTTGGAGGTTTCACCTCCACTCGCTGTGTAGCGGTACATAGTGATGTTAGCCGTGGCAGTTGCTGCTGCCCAAGCCGAACCATTCCATACGTACATGGTGTTGTTAGATGAGTTCCAGTATTCGGCTCCGGTTGTAAGGGCACCACCCTGATTGTTCAAGGTAGGCGGTGATGCCTTGGCTCCTAAGTACCTTTGATCCATGCTAGTAAAAGAGTTGGCCGATGATGTGGCTGATGTAGCAGCCGCTGTTGCCGATGCTGCTGCTGATGTAGCAGAGGTAGCCGCTGCGGTAGCAGATGCTGCAGCAGATGTAGCCGATGTAGCGGCTGCAGTTGCCTGAGTGGCAGCACTGGTAGCGGAAGTTGCTGCAGCCGTTGCTGAGGCAGATGCATTGGAAGCCTGAGTAGTAGCCGTTGTTGCGCTGTTAGAGGCTGTAGTAGCCGATGCAGCCGCGCTGGTGGCGCTTGTAGCAGCAGCCGTAGCAGATGCAGCAGCACTGGTTGCTGACGTTGCAGCAGCAGCCACGCTGGCTGTCATTGAGGCAGCAGAAGCAGCAGCGCTAGATGCGCTGGTTGCAGCCGAAGCAGCAGATGTAGCAGCAGCAGATGTGTAAGCAGCAGCAGAAGCAGCCGATGTGGCTGCACTGTTGGCTGATGTCAATGCGTTGCTAGCATAGGTAGAGATAGTGGCTACAGATGCAGCAGCAGTTGTTGCACTGGCAGCCGCTGAGGTAGCGGATGTGGCAGCAGAGGAAGCGCTTGTCTGTACAGATGTAAGGTAAGTAGATGCGCTAGTTGCTGAAGTAGCAGCACTAGCAGCGCTAGTAGCAGCAGCAGTCTGGCTTGTAAGAGCAGATGATGCAGAAGTAGCAGCAGAAGCAGCAGAAGTTGCTGCTGATGCAGCGGATGTCGCTGCGCTCGCTGCAGATGTAGATGCTGCAGTTGCTGAACCAAGAATGCTATCTACATAAATTTTAGGAGTAGCAGAACTGTTGACCATACCAGCGGACGAAAGACCAGTGATAACTGGAGTACCGTTGATGGTAGGGCTAGTGATTGTCTTGTTAGTCAGGGTTGTTACTGAGTCAGTAAGATCTACAGTACCTGATGTGTTAGGAAGAGTAATGGTACGGTTGGCAGTAGGATCCACTACGCTAAGAGTTGTTGTGTAAGCATCAACCGTTGTACCTTGGAAGACAATGCCTGCATCGTTTTCAGTTGTTGATGTAAGCACCGGTGCAATCAGAGTCTTGTTGTAAAGAGTCTGAGTATCTTGGGTACCAACTACCGCTGAGGTAGATGCCAACCCATGCACACCGTTGCTAGACTCGATGTGGGTGTTGGCCTCACGTAGGTCACGGCCGATAATCATGTGGCGGACTACTGCACCTGCTGAGTGATCCTGTGCAGAGGAACCATCAATAGCACGGGTGATAGTCAGGTTGTTGGAACTGACCGCGGTAACGTCTACTACTTCTTCAAGCGCCGTATCCGGATCGATGACAACCGTAAAGGTTTGGCCTGTGCTGACTGTCGCACCACCAAGCAAGGTGGTTGCAGAGACAACAGGAATAACAGTGGCACCAGATGTAACTGAGCCTGTGAGAGTGGTCTGTTGGGACCGGGAGGTGTACTTACGTGTTGTCATCTATCTACCTATCGGCTGTAGTGGACGCGGGCTGGGAACTGGATCTTTTGCTTCAGTGATTCTTCTTCAAGACGCTGTGTGTACAGAGCCTGAAGTTGCTTAGTAACGTTTACGCCTGTGCCGTATGGACGCTTAGAGTCATACTCATCGGCAGCAGCAGAGGTGATAGAGATACGGGCAGGGTCTAGGTATGAAGCCAAACGCCATGCTGCTCCGTAGATAATTACGTCACGCATGGAAGAAGGCAACCCAGTGGTTGATTCAAAGTTATCTGACTCGCTGGTCATTTGGTTAGGTACGTGTGCGTAGACACAGTGGATGGTACGACCAGGCAGTACGTTGTCATAGACAGAGACAGTACGGCTGTAGCCAGTAGGTGAACCCTCTGCTCCATCAGGAGTCTTGTTACCCCAGTACGCTGTATCTGCTAGCGGATCCCAACGCCATTGGCGAATAGGTAGCCACTCACGTGTTGGTCCGACTGTTTGCCATGCCATGTGCAAGATCTGAATTGCTTCAGATGGAATCTGATATGTGGTACGTGACGCAAGGAACGAGAAGTCAGTTGCACCAACTGCGAAGACCTTTGGGTAGACAGCACCAATGGTGTCGTTCAATGCACGGGCTACTGCTGCCCGAGGATACGTCGGAGTAATCGTGACCTTCGCGTTAGCAGAGTGTGCAGCGGCAGTGGTAGAATTGTAGCCGCGACCAAACGGGGCAATAGTAATAGTATTAGCCTGACGGTCATAGGAATCAACCCACATCATTTCGCTGTCGACTTCGATGATGCCCTTGCCGATGTTATCGGTAGAACCGACAGACAGGATCAAGTCACCAGAGGTACAGGCTTGTGTCAAGTAAGTGACACGGTCTTGACGGTAGGTGAAACCCTGCACGTTAAGTTGCGTGTCATCAATAAGATTCTTAAATGTAGTTGACATTAGGAAGCGATCGTCCTTAATGCGGTGACAATCTCCAAGTACTTGGCTTGGTCTGTGATACCAGCAAGTTCGTTGGCTACTGCGTTACGCTCTTTGTATGCGGTTGGCTGGCGTGTTGAAGAAACTTTGTAGTTAAGAGCAGCAATGATTCCAAGACCTGTGGTGCCTGCCCATTTATTGGCAGCACCCTGCTCGTCTAGGTAAGAGGTAAGTGCTGGGTATGTTCCACCATTGGCTAGGCGATTGAGTTCATCGCGGACTGTAGAGCCGGGGAATCCGTAGAGTGTGTAGGTTGTGCCGTTGTAAATCGCTGTGCCGTATGACATTACCACTTCACCTTATCTGCCCAGTAAGCGGCGCTCATCTTGCCTTTAGCAATGTTCTTTGCATGACGGGCTTTGAATGAAGCCTGTCGTGCTGTTGGCTTGTGGTCGCCTGTGACGCCCTGTTGACCGAAGCGAATAGTTTTAACTTGATCGCCGTCTTTAGCCACAACAACGTGTGACTTTGTTGGATGGTTGGGAGTTCGCTTAGGCTTGTTAAAGCCTGATACGCCTGCTCGCTTCAGTCTTGGGTCAGTCATTATTTTCCTTTTGCTTTTCCTTTAACCTTTGCTAGGTTAGGGTTTGCCTTCTTGGCAGCGGGTGATGCATTACGTGCACCGGCTGCGAGGATCGCTCCAGCATTCTTCATTGGAATGCCTTGCTTCTTTGCGATGTTCTTCTGTGCGGCTTTAAAGCCCATGCCCTTAGCCATTAGTTTGTCTTTCCGTTTGGCCAAGCACCAGTCTTCTTAAGAACTGACTGACGCTCAGCGTCAAGGTTCTTAACCTTGCCTGATGCAATGTCCTTAGCAAACATTTTCTCCGCTGCTGCGGCTTGCTTGCTAGCCATGTTTTCAACTGGCTTCATTGCTGGCTGGGCTGACTTAGAAGCCCGCACCTGTGGGGTAGGGATACCCGGGGTTGGGATTCTGTTTGGCATTACTTGGCACGTCCGCCTTCAGGCTGTGTGTAGATACCTACAACAACTTCAGATGGTCCCATGCCTGTTTGTCCTACGAAAGGCTGTGCAACGTTGGCTGCTGCTGGCGCAACACCACCAAAGAAGTCGGCCTTGTTTACTGATGATACGTCAGTAGCAGCGCTACGTGACTTAGGTGACATCATGTCCATTATTCTTTTCCTTTTCCATATGGGGGTGGTACGTCAAAGCCCTTGATGACTGATGCATCTTGGCCTGCCGCAACTCTAACTGGTGCTTTAATTGTGACGAATGTATCGCCGCATCCGCATTGTGTGCACATACTTACTTGCCCTTCTTCATGATCTTCTTAGCAAGAGCCTTGTCCATCTTCATGTCTGCCTTTGATGATGGCTTCTTAGCATCCATCTTCTTATCGGCCTTCTTGAAGGCAGCCTTCTGTGCAGGCTTCATGCCCTTCATTACCATCTTGTCTTGCTTAGCATCGTTATGCATTGCCATTAGACTGCTCCTATTTCTTTCATAACTTCTACGGTTTTGTTATTTATGGTATTGGCCTTCGGCATTTTTCCTCCGTTGTATGGTTTGTTAAGAACCTCAGAAGCCTCAAGGGCTTTCTGAACAGCGGACCGAGAAGTGCCTTCAGGCTGTACACCTTGAGCACGTGCTTCCTTGTAGAAAGCCAATTCTTTATCCCACTTCTTTTGAGTGGTACCCGATGCAACAATGGAGTGCTTGGCATCGCCAGCATTCATCTCCAGTGTGCGGATCTTGCATGCGAAACAATCATCACCGCATTGGGTGTGATCTGTAAAGGTTTCGTCTTCCCATTTAAAAGGTTCCGTTGATGTAGCATCGCAATCGGTGCAACCGTAGAGGCTGGCACGTTGCTTCATATCTCCATCAATTAATTCGTATGACCATTCAATTACTTTGGTAATGTGAAGGTGGTCATTCTGAGAAGATGTTTGCTCCGTAACCTGCATTGATTAGTTCCTGTCTCTGTACGTCATTGATGTAATGTTTGTACCCACCGCGGAAGAGGAAGCCATAGTCTGCAAGCGCAGTCTGGTCTTCGGTTGGATAGCGGATTTCTTGCCATACTCCTTGAACACGCATGACAGTTACGCCACGATTCAGGCGGAAGCGGATGAACAAACGTCCACCACCTGCTGGGCCTTCTTCCACCGTTGGTGGTAGGAAGTAGTACTTAGTCATGGTGCTCCTTTGTAGTGGACTTACCACAAGGCTGGATTGCTCCAGCCCTGCAGTCAGTCAACTATTAGTAGTCGATTGAAGAAGAAGTCTCTACACGGTAGAGCGCTTCGTCACGGTATACTGAGAAGCCAAGTACGCCGTACCATCCGAGTGGACGGTGACGCATCAACTTGTCAACAACCGGTCCGATAACAACATGTGGCTCTTCGGCGACGGCTTCGGCAAGTGCCTGCTGTCCAGCGAAGTAGGTATTGAATACCTTTGTCTCATGTGTGAAGGTGATCGATGCACCTGATGTAACACCAGCAGATGTAACTGGTTGATCCATTGTGACGTTCAAGCCACTGATAGATACAACGTTTGCACCTGTAGTAACACCAGTTCCAGCAACGAGGTCAGAGACCAAGATTCCTGAAGTAGATGTAACTGCAAGGACATATGCACCAGATGCTGCAGCAGCAGTTGTGGTTGTTGTAGATGTTGACTTAGCAGCACCTACATAATCGTTGTAGAGACGTGGTGACTCGACGTAGAAAGCACCTTCATAGGTACCGATTTCGCCTGCCCAGATCTCATCATTAGCCTGGTACTCGTGTGGCTGACGCCATGATCCTACGCCTGTTTCAGCGCGGAGATCGTGTGCAACCTCTGGGTGGATACCAGCCCAGTAGAGTGAACCCTTGCGTGGGATCGCCTTGTTAGTACGCAACTTAGCAACGGTCTTACGAGCGAGTGCTGAAGTGAAAGTATCTGATGAAGCGATTGTGTTTGTAGCAGAGTTTGATCCCGGGCGGAGGACGTTAGCACCTGTGCGGAGAACGTTCTGTGCCACAGTATCGATAGAGTCTGCAAGGTTGTACGCAATGATGTTAGCAACGGCTGGATCTACGTCAGCAAGGCTGAAGAGTTCGAGTGCACGTGTAACAAGTACTGCGTTACCATACTCAGCAAGAGTAATGGTTGTGTATGTTGGGGTCGCTAGTGCTACTGCATCTGGATCAACCTGCTCAGTAAGACTTGTGGTCTGCTGAGTGAGATCGACGTAACGCTGCAATACAACTGAGGAACCCGGGATGCTCTGACGAGCAGGGGTCTTATCTGCAACTTGGCGGATAAGAGGCTGAGCACGGAGTGCGAACTCGATAAGACGATCATACGCCTTTTGTACGAGACCTGCACCGCCTACGGTACCTCCGAGTGTTGTGGACCCGGTGGTGGTATATGCGTTAGCCATTTATTGCACCTCCTTCTGAGGATGTTAGTTCGGTTGGTTAAAAGTTTCCGGACTGGATCATTGCGATTAACTCTTCTTGCGAAGCATTGTTAATGCGCTCCATCGCGTCCATCTGCTTGTCGGGCGTCATACCCTGTTGTGAAACAATGTCCTGCTGGCGTAGTGCCGCAAGATCTAATTGCTGCTGAGGGTCTGCTTGAGCCTGCTTGCTGTACCCAAAAAGATCGCCGTTATCATCGAGCCAGTGCGAGACTGTCTCCTCGTTAACGTCATCTAGATCTTTCATGATAAGGCGAGCAGCCTTGGCGTTGACACCCTTTGCTTCAAGGACTTCCTTGATAACACGCTCACGCTGAACTTTGTTAAGCGCTTCAAACTTTTCAGCGAGTTCTTTATTCTCTTTCTCCTTCGCACGCATAGCCTTACGCAACTGCTTAACGAGATCGTTATCATTTGCTGGTGCTGCTGGTGCGTCTTCGAAATCGAAGTCGTCATCGTCGTCTGTCCATGTATTTGTTGCCATAGCAACCGTTCTCCCATTCTTGTTAGTTGTATCGCAAGCCACAGGTCAACCTCGGGGAAAGTTGTCTGGCTCTTGCTATCGGTCTAGTACGCCGTGCGGGGCCGATCGGTCCGCATCGGGAACTTAGTTAGAAGGAACCTTGTAGGCCCTTACCCAGTGGGTTGATAGTTGTGTTAACACCAGAGCGTGCATTGAATGAACCCTGCTCTAGGTCAATGAGTTGCTGACGCTTGCGCTGTGCGCTTGCTGCACCAGCAAGATTAAACTGTTGTGCTTCTGCTGCTGTCTGATCGTATGTAATGCCAGATGCGCCGTAGATGTTTCCAAGTTTTGCAGCAATTGGGACTTCCTCACCAATGGTTGCATAACCCTTCTGAGCAGCGGCAGCAGTAACATTGTTCTGCGCTAAGAACATAGCGCGTTCTGCATTAACGTTAAGCCCTTGGTTAACAGCGGCTGCACCAATACCAGCAGCAGTTGTCTTCATAGTAAGAGCAGAAAGATTCTGCGCTGGATCAAGGTAGTACTTGAGCAAGTCGGTACCTGTGATTGCTGGGTAGTATTGCTTGAGAGTTGCAAGAACCTGTGGGTCAGCGTTAACCACGTTGTCTTCTGCTAGTTGAACTCGGTTTTGAAATTCAGGAGCAGAGATGTCTCCTGCAATAATGTTAGCCATGCCTGCTTGCTTTGCTTTAGCAGTGGTACCAAAGTAATCTTTAAGACCGTAGGAATTCAAAGTCTCGTTGTACTTGTTCTCAAGTGTAAGGTATTCTGATTCATTGATAGCGTTAAGCCCTTGGGCAACACGACCATTAGGTCCGTAGTTACCAGCAAAACGATCCTTGTATACTTGAGTTTGCTTAAGCATAAGAGATGCTTGCTGAGGTCCAATGTT